GCCGCAGCTAAGATGGCAGCGCAGTACAAGAAAGCACACCCAAGCGTTGAAACGGCTAGCGCGAACGGCATTTACAACGCGGCACTACGCCATGAAATAAATAAGTACGGCCACCACACTATGCTACCGCAGCTAGGTGCAGCAGCACCAAAAACCGCGCCGGCCAAGCCAACACACGCCGTAACACCTAGCGGCGTAAAGGTTGTCAGTAAGTTCCTAGCGCCGGGCCAGCTAGAGTGGACTGGTGAGACACTTGGTGGTGTTAGCGGAGCGCGGGTTTACAAGGACCACACCGGAACTAAGTGGATTGTGAAGGTGCCTGGTGGGTGGAAGGGCACTAGCCAGGCGTACAGTAACAGTAAGTTCTTGAGCGACTTGGATGTTGCTACTGGCCGGATACAGAACAAAGCTGGGCTGCCCGTACCAGCTATACACAAGATACAAGTTGAGGGCAAAACTGCCAGCGTACAGAAAATGTACAGCCGCGCAAAGCCCATAGACTTCAACAACTTAAGTGATAGTGACGTTAACGAGCTACAGAAGAACATGGTGCTTGACTGGTTGTTAAGCAACCACGACGCGCACAGCGGTAACTTCCTGCGCACGGATAAGGGCATAGTTGGTATAGATAAGGGCCAGAGCTTCAAGTACTTTGGTAAAGACAAGCTTACACCGAGCTTTGGCAGTGACCTGAACCCGCCGCTAGCGCCAAATAAGCCTGTGTACTCTACGATGATGAAGAACAACTTGGCGCAGATGACGCCGTTTAATGAGGGCAACCTTAAGACGGAGATTGACCGTATACAAGCTATACCCGACGACGAGTACAAGAACTTACTGCGGCCCTACGCAGAGCAGGCAGCACAAGCTGGGCTACTCATGAAGTCTGGCAGCCAGCCTAACAACGTAGATGCATTCCTACAGGCAGCGGTGAACCGAAAGAACAACCTAGCAACAGATTTCGATAAGCTGTGGGGTGACTTACACCCGGCTAAGGTAACGCCACAAGCAGCGCCTGCTGCTAAAGCTAAGCCAGCTGGTCTAACTGGGGCTGCTGCTGGAGCGTACTACAACAAGGGTGCGCTGAGCTACGAAGATTTGAAAAGCTATGTTGCAGAAGGTAATGCAAAGCCAGCTAACATTTATGATTGGTACAAAGAAGGCAACATAAGTAATGATGAGTTTTACGAATTAGCAGAGATTGAACATGGTGGTGCGGCTAAGATCAGCCCAGAAGAGTTTACGGCCAACGTCTTAGCTCAAAAGTTAGCGCCCGGCTATACAGTTGTGCCGTTTGAGGCTGAGCCTGGGACATGGATGATCAAGAAGCCTAATGGCCAAACGTCCACGAATAAGAGTGGGGGAGTTAAGACTTGGCCAAGTCAAGAGGATGCGCTCAACTCATCCACGATGGCGAAGTACAAGCAGCAAGCCGAGCAAGCCAAGAGTTACGAGAAGGCAGGCGCAAAGAACTTCGCCAACGCCGCACCAAATTACACCATAGATCAGATCGGTAGCTACCCACAATCTGACCTAGATAAGTACAACGAGCTTAAGGCAAAGATCAGCGCCGGTGAGGATACTGGCGACGAGTACGCGCAGTTCAAATCGCTCAAATCCAAGTTCGATAACGCCACGAAGGCAGCAGGAGCAGCCCAGGTAGAGCATGGATTTGAGAATGAGAGCGGCGGGTTTACTCCACCGGCCAAGCCACCCGCGCCAACTATCTCAAGTAAGAAGTTAGGCGGCATGAATTGGAAGGCGAAGGGCGGAGCACCACCTAGCTGGGACAAGATAAAAGGCCCAGACGTAAAGGAATTGGGCGCTGAGCTGTGGAAGCGTAAGCAGGCCGGTGAGTTTGCGAATGTGTACGACATGTATAAGGCTGCTTCCAAAATCAGTGCAGCACAAAAGAAGAGAGCTGAGAAGGATAATCCCGGCCAGGACTTAGAAGCAGGCGTTCACTATGCTTCCGCTAACCAGTTGCGAAATGCCGCGCTACGCACTGAGTTTGACGAGACTGGCAACGTAATCTGGGAGACGGCTGAAGAGAAGACATCCGGCGAAATCGGCCAGACCGTTGCGGAGATTAAGCACACGATCAGCCTCCACGACCACAAGCCGGTAGTTGAGGCCTCACCGGGCCAACATGTTGCGGCGCATGCAAAAGAGTTTGGTAACGGCGCATTTGACCCAAGCGCACCAGCAGGATCGTACACTAACCCGCACGCCTTTAAGACCGGCGACTCAACTAATCTACAGAATTACGGCTATAAGTACACTGATCACAAGAGTTGGCCGCAGGATCAGAAGTCAGCGTGGTACAATTTTAGTGGCTCTGGTTCAGGAACGCTCAATACGTTCTTTCGCACGGGAAATGTTGGTGCATATGGCGATCCGGTAGCGACTAAGAAGCGCGCGAAAGCCCTAATAGACGCATTTAACTCCCCAAATGTGAAGCCGTTAGATGACTGGACTATAGTGACACGTGGTACATCTGGCGGTTGGGAGTTTGGAATTGGTAGTGATGCTGCGACTTTCGATGAAATCAAGGCCATGGAAGGTAAAGTTGTCCGCAATAAGTGCCCGGTGAGCAGCTCGCTACGGGATAGACCGCCGTGGGGCGACATTCGGATCACGTACAAGCTACCTCCTGGCTTCCGTGGGCTCAATATCCTTGGGAAATCAGCACATGGCGGTGAGAATGAAGTCATATTGCCGCCCGGCATGGCTTACCGCATACTTGAAGTGAAGAAGAGCACTAGCGCCAGCTTTAGCTCTGAGGTGTTAGTGGAGGTCGTGGACGTGAAAATGCCGAAGATTGACGTATGATGACGACTTTTCAACCTATTACACCGAATTGGCTGACTGCGGCCTGGGATCAGTTCGCTGCGAGCGACCCAGAGCTGGAGCAGGCCTACGGTTGGCCCGACTTCCCGAGCGATAGGTCAGGCGAAGGCAACTGGATTGACCTGTATTTGACTGAGACAGATGACTTTCCGATTGGCCGGCTGTGGATTAACCCTGAAACACAGAACATTGGGCTAATACCATTCGCAAACGGCAACATCAGCTACCAGACGAAGATAGCTCTAGAGTTACGCGAGTACAAGCACCACCGTACAGACCCACTTACAGCTTTCGACCAGATCAAAAGCGAATACTTTGGGACACAAGAGGAAACGGGCAACTTGAAGAGTGCTGGGGTGAGTGGTGAGCCTGGCTAACGGGCCGATGGTGATGGATCAGTGGCACATTTTCAACAACCCTAACGTTGCTTGGAAGCCACATGATGGCCAATGTGATGTTTTGGGATCGAAAGCGCGCCACCGCGTTTGGTGCGCTGGACGGCGTACAGGAAAATCGGAGCTGGGCGGGCATGTACTGCTGCCCGAAGCTTTTGCAACGCGCAGCGTAAGCCAAGAGTGGACCAAAAAGGGTAAGCGGCGTGAGTTTTGGATCGTTGGTGATGAGTACGTTACCGCTGACAAGGAGTTCCGTGTTATCTGGAACCTGGCGAAATTCCTAGGCATCCCGTTCGACCGTGGCTCGCACCATTCCATCGACGGCAAAGACCAAAGCGTGCTCAGTCTTTGGAATAACGCCTTTATGGTGTTAACTCAAAGCGCCAAGTACCCAGATAATCTCGTCGGTGAGGCGTTGTGCGGCGTGCTGATGGTTGAGGCTGCAAAAGCTAAGCCGAGCATCTGGATGAAGTATATTCGCCCGATGCTTAATGACTACAAGGGCTGGAGTTTACACACATCCACGCCAGAAGGGAAGAACCATTTCCACGACAAGTACGAATTTGGGCAGGACCCATACAATCTGGAGTGGGCAAGCTGGAGAATGCCGGCGTGGCGCAATCCGTATGTGTACCCAGAGAATACACGAGATGATCACGTCAAGTACATGCTCCAACAGATAGAAGATCACCCAGGACTCACAGCAGCCCATCTGGCTAAGGTCAATAACCTTACCATTGATTCTGAAATCATTGCCCTTGCAGACGAATTGACTGTCCAGCTGTTCAAGCAGGAAGTTATGGCCGACTTCACGGAGTTCGTTGGCCAAGTCTTTAAGGATTACGATGAAACCTATCATGTCGGCACACTCCAGTACGATCCCAACTGGCTCACTTTTGCTGCAACTGACTACGGCTTCACTAACCCTAATGTATGGCTACTCATACAAGTTGGTCCTTGGGGTGAAATTAATGTGCTTGCAGAAGTTTATCAGCCTAACCTCACAGCGGAACAGTTTGCAGATGAAATCATCAAGCGCCGCACCAGGGATGGTGTGCCTCTCAACCCGCCCGGACTCAGGACTTTCTATCCTGATCCTGCAGACCCGATGTCCAGTCGAACACTCTCCGACAAG